GAGAAGGTGGAGGATGATACAGAGAAGTCCGATGACGGAGCAACAGTTCCTAAACTTACAGAAGGCGGTCAGTAACCCTGTTTTCTACGCGGAAAAGGTGATCGGAGTTAAGCTCGAACCATATCAGGGTGATGTTCTTGAGGCTATAGCAGCACATGAGAAGGTGGCATGGCGCAGCGGGCATGGTGTTGGAAAAACGGCAGCTGCAGCTATGGCGGTGAATTGGTTCTTTGACACAAGGCCAAATAGTAAAACAATCACTACGGCAAGCTCATGGCGGCAGGTAAGCCGCATGCTTTGGCCGGAAATCCACAAATGGCGGCGGCGCGCGGATTTTGAGGTTATAGGAAGAAGCTCGTTAGACTACGAACCCCTCAAGCTGATGCTCTCCAGGGACGAGGACTGGTTTGCCACAGGGGAGGCATCGGATGAAGCAGATAAAATGGAGGGGTTTCACTCGAAGTTTCTTTTCTACGTAATAGACGAGGGCAAGTCTGTTCCCTTACAAACATACGAGGCAATCGAAGGCGCTTTGACCAACGAGGAGGGTGAGGTTAGGGTGCTTGTTATAAGTACGCCGCCGCCAGAGAAGACAGGGTACTTTTACGAGATATTCTCAAAGAAACGAATAGGTTGGCAAACTTTCCACACCTCCTCCTTAGATAGCCAAAGGGTCTCGCGCGCGTGGGTTGAACAGCGGAAACAGGAATGGGGTGAGGATAGCGCCGTATATATCAACCGGGTGCTGGGTGAGTTTGCCGAAAGTGGGCAGGATGCGCTCATTCCCTTGTCGAAAATAGAGGCTGCTGTCGAAAACAAGGATACCAGTATAGAGGGGAAGAAAAAGCTCGGCATGGACGTTGCGAGGTATGGCGAGGATAGCACTATCATAGTCAGGAGACAGGGGAATTGTGTGCTCAAGCTGTCGAAGTTTATCAAGGAGGACACCATGCAATCAACAGGCCGGCTGCTGACTGAAATGAAAGACTTTGGCGCAGAGTTGGCAAACATAGACGCCATTGGCATAGGCGCTGGTGTTGTTGATAGGGCAGCGGAGCAGCGGGACGGCATCCATGGGGTCAATTCCGCAGAGGGGGCAAGTGATAGCGAAAAGTTCCTGAACAAGCGCGCAGAGATGTATTGGGGGCTTCGGCAGAGATTTCTTGACGGAGACATCAGTATTCCCGATGACGAAGAGCTTATAGGGCAGCTTTCGAACATAAAGTATAAGTACAACTCCCGTGGGCAGTTGCAAATCGAAAGCAAAGATGATATGAAAAAGAGAGGGCTAAAATCACCAGACAAGGCAGATGCGCTGGCACTCGCATTTTACGACCTTGAGGATGAAACGGTTGAGTTATACATAGCATAGTGCTACTATAGACGTATGGCAAATAGCTTTGACATGGTCGGCCCTATTTTTACGCTACCTGTTCCTCCACAGAGAAAAACAAGTGAATATCTGACAGCATACAAGGGCTGGGTTTACAGTGCCACGAGTAAAATTGCCAGGGAGGTTTCACAGGTAAAGCTCAAGCTGTACAAAAAGCGCATGGTACGTCGCGGAAGGCAGACAGGGATTGAGATTGACGAGGTATTTGAGCATGAGGCGCTCTCTGTTCTACATCACGCCAACGACTTTATGACCATGCCACAACTCATTGAGTTAACGCAGATATACCTAGACCTTACTGGCGAGGCGGCATGGGCTCTCCTAAGGGTAGGCGGAAGGGTGAGCGAGATTTGGCCGCTACGCCCGGACTGGATTGACATTTTACCTTCGAAGAAATCCTACATACAGCAGTACGAGTACCACCCCGGCGGAGGGTTCGATAAGGTTGTGATAAAACCAGAAGACATGCTGTTCTTGAAGTACCTGAACCCGGAGACCGCCTATCGCGGCAAGGGCGGAGTGCAAGCCTCTGCCATGGCCATAGACATTGACGAGTTTATGAGCGACTGGAATAGGACGTTCTTTTTTAACTCTGCCATCCCCTCGATTTTCTTCAGTACTGATAAGGAAATAGGCGAGGCGGAGAGCAAGAGGCTCATGAAAATGTGGCGCTCAAAGTTTGAGGGCAGGAGCAACGCACACAAGGTTGCATTCCTTGGCAAAGGGCTGACGCCACACGAGGTTGGTTCAAGTAAGCGGGATATGGAGTTTCTTGATGGGAAGAAGTACTACCGCGATGAAATCCTAGCAGCATTCCAGGTATCAAAGGCAAATCTTGGTATCGTGGAGGATGTGAACCGAGCAAACCAGGAGGCATCAGACGCTAGGTTCGTGAAGTCGGTAGTGAAGCCGCGCATGATAGCACTCGTGCAGTACTTGAATGAGTTCTTCCTCCGTAACTGGCCGGATGAAGGTCTTTTCTTCGACTTCGAAGACCCAACCCCCGAGGACGTTGAGCTCAAGCTAAAGGTTTATGATAATGGATTGAAGAATGGCTGGCTTACTATAAATGAAGTCCGTGAGCGGGAAAACCTTGACCCGGTTGACGGCGGCGATGCAGTCTACATTCCCTTCTCACTACAACCATTGGGAAGCTCACGGTCTATTGGCGGGAAGATGCTTGGCATGTTTGGGAAAAAGCAGGACGAGGAAAGCGGCTTGCTCACGCTAAAGGTGAAGGGTAAGACAAACAAGCAGGCAGAGCAGGGAAGAATTAGAAAACAACTCAACCTACCTATACCCCCGCGCCGGCTATCAGAGCTTCGCAAGGAGAAGATAGAAAAGAAAATACAGCATGACCTCGTCAAGCTGGTGGTCAACCTTATGCAGTTAAAGGGTGGCGATATAAAAAGTGTCAGTAAGGACTACTCGGTTAGCAAAAAGGGGTTCACCGGCAAGGAGGCGTTTTGGCGGGCCATGGTGGCAAAGACAGACGTGCTTGAGCAGCGCATGCGAGGTATACTCACAAACCTTTGGGAGGAGCAGCAGTCTGCTGTACTGATTGGAGTTGGAAATGAAATGAAGGCAGCGAAGGTAACGAAGAAGGCGATTGATGATGCTATATTTGGCATGGATGAGGAAAATGCGCGGTGGGTGCGGACGCTTTCACCATTCCTAAGGGAGCTTGTTATAGACAAGGGCAGGGAGATATTCGTGTTCCTTGGTATGCCGCGCGACCTTGACCTTGCTACCAGGCGAGCACAGGACTTCCTTCTCAAGCGCGGCCTGCAGTTTGTTGACTCGGTCAATACCACTACCCGGGAGGACTTGCGGAAACTGCTCGCTGAGGCGGTAGGGCAGGGACAGGGAATTGACGAGGTTTCATCGGCAATAAGCGGCTACTATAGCGATACCATAGCAAACCGCGGGGAGATGGTGGCAAGGAGCGAAATCATACGAGCAACCAACTTTGCCACGGAGGAGGCGTACATACAGTCAGACATTGTCGAGGCAAAGGAATGGCTCACCGCATTGGATAATCGAACCTGCCCCTTCTGTATGCAGATGGATGGGAAAATAATAACCCTGAACACCAACTGGTTCAACGAGGGAGACATAGTAACGGCAAAGGACGAAGATGGCAAGGTGCAGACGCTCAACATAGACTACGGCAGTGTTAAGTATCCACCGCTGCACCCGCGCTGTCGCTGCACCCTTATACCTGTGCTAAAGGAGTAGATGGACGACTTTAGATGTAGAAATTGTGGCAACCTCCTTGCGAAGGAGGAGATTGGCTATGGAAAACTCGAAATAAAATGCCCAAAATGCAATACGTTTAATGTGGTCGAGAGAATGGTATTTGACAGTAGGCGGCGAGACGGTTATAGTGGTGATAAGTAAGAAAAGCCCCTAGAGGCTGGACGAGAGGCTGTATAAGCCCGCGATTGGTGTGTCAGCTTTTGTTGCACACTGCGCGGGTTTTTTGTTTGTGACGAGGGGAGGAAGGGTAGCCGCTCAGGTCTTCCCCTCATCGGAAGCAAAAAGCTCAATACAGCAAGGAGGAATATGGAAAAGCTTCACGTAAAGGCCACAGTAGAGAAGAAAAACGACAAACTGCTGGTCATAGCATCCGAGGAGGTAGAGGACAGGGACGGCGAGGTGTTATCCATCAGTGGGTGGGACCTGAAGTCATTCAAGCAGAACCCGGTGCTTTTATGGTATCACAACATGCGTGAGCGTTCGCTCCCGATAGGGAAGGCAATTGGTATCGGCATACGCAAGATTGATGGCGTGAAGAAGCTGGTGTTTGAGCCACTATTTGAAGAAATAACCGAGTTTGGCCGAACAGTAAAGGCAATGGTAGAAAATGAGTTTATAAACACTGTATCTGTTGGGTTTATGCCGATAGAGGTAGATGGGAATGTTTACACAAAGCAAGAGCTTCTCGAAATCTCCTTTGTTCCTGTCCCGGCACTACGGCAGGCACAGGTTATCCGGCGGGCGGAGGAGATGGGGTTGAACGCCATGTGCGTTAAAGCAGCCATGGGCGACGACAAGGCACTCGAAAAAGTGACCAAGGAAACAGACAAGGCGCTTACATCCGAGGACGGCAAACCTAAGCCTGACGAGGACGAGTTGGACAAGGAAGAAAAGTCTGTTGTCCCATACAAAGGCCACACGCCGGCAGAGGAAGGGCGTGGCTGGGATGCCAGGGCAGCGGTTAAAAGAATACTCGCCCTTTCAACGAGCGAGGGAGGAGAGGTCAACTGGAGCAAGTTTGCGCAAGGGTTCACGTGGTTTGATGCAGAAAATGCAGACAAGCAGGTTTCCTATAAATTGCCACACCATGACGTAGGTGCAGATGGCGGCATGGTAACAGTATGGCGAGGTGTGGCGGCAGCTATGGCCGCGCTTCTTGGCGCAAGGGGTGGGGTTGACATACCGGACAGCGAGCGCCGGGGCGTCTACAATCACCTGAAAAAGCATTACGCGCAGTTTGACAAAGAAGTGCCAGATTTCCGCATGGTCGAGGAGCAAGTACTCAAGGGGCTCGATACTGAAATTGAGTCAATAGTGCAGGACGAGCGCTCGGACAAGGTATTCAAAATGTTCAAGAAAATACGCAGGGAAATGCAGAGAACAACCAAGAAGGCTTCATCTGCAGAGGAGCAAATGAAAACAGTCCTCACGGTTCTACGTGAGGCAGTCAAAGTGGGTATTACATTATCTAGCCATGGAAAGGAGGTAAAATAAAATGGACAAAACAAAAGTTAGTGAGCTACTTGAAGGGCTGAAAACCGCACTTCTTGGCGAAACCAAGGAGGGCGATGCTGAAGAGCCTGTTGTCGAAGGTGAAGACGGTAAGACCCTTACCGCCGACATGACAGCAATGGTCAAAGAGCTTGGTGCTACAATCGCTGACGCAATCAAAGAGGCAAAAGGGCCTTCTGCCGCAGAAACAGAGTTGAGAGACAAGCTGTTGTCGACGGAGAAAGGTCTGCCCGGCATTCAATTCCCGAAAATGGAAACATTGGAAAAGATGCAGGAGGCATACAGAACCTCAACCGACCCCGCTATTAAGAAAGAGGCAGGTGATAATATCATAGTCTCATTCTTCAAGGCATGGGTTAATTATGGTGAGAGCGATGAGGCGACACGAGTATTCAAAGCTTTAGTAGAAGGTACGGCTGGAGATGGTGGGTACTTAGTGCCTGCTCCGCTTGCTGCGGAAGTCTGGCGGGTTCTTCCCGACATGACTGTTATGCGTAGGATTGCACGAACAATCCCCATGACGGCAGACACACTCGACCTGAACAGCCTGCTTGCACAACCAGAGGCGTATTGGGTGTCTGAATATGCGAAGAAAACGACAACCTCGGCAGAGTTTGACCAGAAGCAGTTAGCAGTCAACAAGCTGGTCTGCTTGCTCCCGATTACGCACGAGCTTCTTGCTGATGCAAACATACCCCTTGCACAATTTATCGTGGGGCTGTTTGCTGAAAGAATTGGCACGGTGGAGGACAGAGCGTTCTTCATCGGCTCTGGTACAGGGCAGCCTCGTGGTATCAATGCTGAAACATTGACCACGGTTGCTGCAGGCGGTACTTTCAACTTCGACGACATAATTGACCTCGAGTACAGTGTTCCACAGGCAGTTCGTCTCGCGCGTAGGGCAGCTTTCGTTGGCAATCAATACGCAATTAAAACATTGCGTAAGGTAAAAGACACCAACGGAGACTACATCTGGCGTGATGGCGGAGTGGTGCAAACGGAGAACGGCCCATTGCGGACTCCGGGGACATTGCACGGCTACACGTTCTACGAGCAGAATGACCTACCGCAGAAGTCTATCTTCTTTGGAGACTGGGGCTTCTACATCATTGGAGACCGGCAGCAAATCACTGTCAGTCGTACCGATGAGGGTGGAGA